GGCGTACCAGCTGGATACTTATTTAACATCAAATTCTGGTTCTCAAGGAACAACAGGGTCAGCAGGCACACAAGGAACACAAGGTTTACAAGGATTAATTGGATCACAGGGCACCAACGGTTCTGGTTCACAAGGAACGCAAGGGTCTACAGGTTCTCAAGGTTTGCAAGGAGCACAAGGTTTTCAAGGTATTACAGGAAACCAAGGAACAGTAGGTACTGGAATAACAATTTTAGGAAAATACAATTCTTTATCTGATTTACAAACAGCTCACCCAACAGGAACATCTGGTCAAGCATATTTGGTAGGAACAAATTTATATATTTGGGATTCAGTAAATAATGTTTGGTCAAATGCTGGATCAATTACTGGCGTACAAGGATTAACAGGACCTCAAGGTTTACAGGGCATACAAGGTATTCAAGGAACTCAAGGAGTTGTTGGAAATCAAGGAACTCTAGGTCAAAATGGTGCACAAGGAATTCAAGGTCAGCAAGGAATTACTGGAACACAAGGCGCACAAGGCATTCAGGGAATTCAAGGAGCATCTGTTCAAGGAGTTCAAGGCACAACTGGAGCGCAAGGAATTTCTGGCATACAAGGTGGAACTGCAGCACAAGGTATTCAGGGCTTACAAGGAACACAAGGCACAATTGGATCACAAGGAAGTATTGGTTCACAAGGATTACAAGGTATACAAGGAATACAAGGTCATTACGGCAACCAAGGCACAAATGGTCAACAAGGAATTCAAGGTATTCAAGGCTTACAAGGAACACAAGGAATTTCCGTTCAAGGAATTCAAGGATCAACTGGAGCACAAGGAGCTGGTTCTACTCCTGATTATACACTTATCGCTGTTGCAAATTTTCTATCTAATAACGCATCAACATATACATTTACAGGTTTAAGTGGTTATAATAAATATATGTTGGTTGCTGGAGCACTTTATTCTGGAAATGCTGGTCAAATGAATATAACAATTAATGGTGATACAGGAGGAAATTATTATTATGCTCTTGCAGCACCAGCAATAAATCAAGGTCAAAGTGGTTATATTATAGGTGCTCCAAATGATTATGGAACAGTTGGTTGGTCAAATATTAATGCTTTTTTAACCGATCAAGGTTCTCAAAAAGGAATGACTCTATACATTGATGGCGCAAATGGTTCAAATAAAAAAATGATTTGGGGATTTCAATATGGATATAAATATGAATACCCAGTATATATACCAGCACTAGGATATTTTGCTGGGGCTTGGACAGGTAGTGCTGTATCATCAATAACAGTAAATAATAATGCAGTTTGGACAAATGGAAGTATTTATTTATATGGGAGCTTATAATGTCTGATGTAGTTGAACACAACGTATCTACTGGCGAAATCATAACTCGTGACTATACGCCAGAGGAAATTATTTTAAATAAATCTGTACAGGATGCTGCGGAGGCAATGGTTAAAAAAGATCCAGATCCTTCAGTAGTTGCTGCCTATCACTCCACTTTAGCAAAATTATCTGCCCTAGGATTAAATAATGATGAAATTGCAACTATTATGAGAATACCAAGTAATGCAATTTCTGATATTCAAAACTCATAAAAAATAAAATTTTTGCTTTTATATTTATAAAAATGGCAGTCTAATGTACATTTTTTGGCTTTTAACCGAATAGAATGGTATTATATCAATATGAAATCTGTAAAACCTATGAAAATTACTCCAGTAGACGAGGTTAATTGGGGACTTTATGCATGGCAAATGCCAGATGGCTCAATTGTTATGAATGAAGACGGAGCTTATTTAAGTATTCAATCTATAAAGGGCGATATTCGTCAAATTAAAAAACTTAAAACTCTTGCTCAACATTACGGATTAAATGAAGGAAAACCAATATTTTTTGCAGGTCACCGTCCAGTAACAGACGAAGAGCTAGAAGAGCAAAAGCAAAGATTAGATTTAGGATTGGTTCCAGATGTGCAAGATATGCCCGCAATGATGGAATACGTTAAAGAAATGAGGGAGATGAAGCTTGGCTAATTTAAAAATTGACGACAGTATTGATGAAGATGAGGGCGGTATTGCCGTAAAAATGGATGCACCAATCCATACAGTAGAACATGACTTTGATGACCCATTTAATGCAACATGGGAAAACATTAGAAAAGCAGAAGGTTTAAGTCCTAATTTTCGTCGCAATGCAACAAGATTAGAAAAATCATTTACTGGTGTTGGAGACGCAAAATCTAAAAAACTTGATCCACTTGATCTTACAGGATATTCTCTTTTTCAAATTGTTCAACCACCATACAATGTTTTGTATTTAGCACAACTTTATGATGTTTCTCCATATCATCACTCGGCGGTAAATGCTAAAGCAGCTAACGTTGTAGGTCTTGGATACAAATTTGAAAATACTTGGGCTACCACAGCTAAAATTGAAGAAGTTATGGATAATCCAAAAAGACTTGATAAATTGCGTTCAAGAATAGAAACTGCAAAAGAAGAATTAAGAGAGTATTTGGAATCACTTAACTCAGATGACTCATTTACAGAAACAATGAAAAAGATTTTTATTGATCTTGAATCAACAGGAAATGCTTACATGGAAGTTGGTCGTACAACTAATGGCAAAATTGGTTATATAGGTCATATTCCTACAACAACTATGAGAATTCGTCGTCACCGTGACGGCTTTGTTCAAGTTGTTTACAATCGCTACACATTCTTTAGAAATTTTGGAGACACGGAAACTCCAGATCAAATTGGTACAGATCCACAGCCAAACGAAGTAATTCATTTTAAGGTATTCACTCCTTCAAATACTTATTACGGTGTTCCAGATGTTTTGTCTGCAAAAAACGCAGTTGCTGGTGATGAATTTGCTCAAAGATTTAATTTAGATTACTTTGAAAATAAAGCTGTTCCACGCTATATTATTACAGTTAAGGGCGCAAAGCTTACTGCTGATTCAGAGCGTAAATTGCTTGAGTTTTTTCAAACTGGACTTAAAGGAAGAAACCATAGAACACTTTACATTCCTTTGCCATCAGATGGCGAACAAGGTCGTGTTGAGTTTAATATGGAGCCTATTGAAGCTGGAATTCAAGACTCTTCATTTAGAAACTATGCTGTAGAAAACAGAGATCGTATTCTTTTGTCTCATCGTGTTCCAGTATCAAAGCTTGGCATGCCAGTAGGCGTATCTTTGGCAAATGCAAAAGATGCTGATAAAACGTTTAAGGAACAAGTTTGTCGTCCAAGACAAGAAGAACTTGAATTTAAAATTAATTTAATTATTAAAGAATTTACAGATGCGTTCAGACTGCAATTTAATGAACTTGCTCTTACTGATGAAGAAACTCAATCAAGAATTGATGATCGTTATCTTAAAGATCAAGTTATTACTCCAAATGAAGTTCGTGCACGTCGCGGTATGGCTCCTCTTGAAGGTGGAGATGATGTTTTAATTATTAATCCAAAAGTTGCACAAGATGCTGCATCTGATGCAAGTGGAAATAAAACAAGAAGTCAAAATCGTGTATTAAATGCCCCAGACAAAATGGGAACTGGACGTAACCCTAAAGGGGACGGAAGAACTCAGGATTAATAAATGGCTACATCACTAGATGTTTTAAATGTTGCTCGTAGCCAAATAGGTTTTATTGAAGGGCCTATGAATGAAAACCCATATGGAATTTGGTATGGCATTCCTAATGCAAGTTATTGTGCAATGGGTATTAGTTGGTGCTTTGCACAAGTTGGTTTATCACATTTAGTAGCAGCACAAACACCAAAAGGTTTTGCATATTGCCCAGCAGGACTAACCTGGTTTCAACGTCAAGGATTAGTTGTAAATAAATATCAAGCACAACCTGGAGACATAGTTTTTTTTAGTTGGGGTACTGGTGTTGCAGAACATGTTGAAATTGTTGAAGCAGCATCAGCAGATGGATTAACAACAATTGGATTTAATACTGGCGATCAAAATACAGGAGCAGCAGCAAATGGTGGAGGATGTTATAGGGAACATCGCCCATATCTTTATGTTATGGCAATTGTAAGACCAAGATATCCATTGCCAGTAAAACCAACAACTGGTATTGCAACAAGTAAAAAAGCAACAGCTGGAGTTGCAGCAACAGGTGCAGCAATAGCGGGAACCACTGCAATGATGCATACAGGCACTACAACAACTAGTCCAACACCAACACCCTCACCAACAATATTTATTGCGCCACCATTTCCTTCTTCACAAAATTCTTTTAAGCTTGGACAAACAAATGATGCTGTATTGACTATACAAAAAGCACTAGTTAAAAAAGGTATATTAAAATTAAAATACGCTACTGGAACAATGAATATTCAAACTCAATCTGCATTAAAAGTTTTTGATAAAAAGCTGGGAATTATTGTACAAGGTGGAGCAGTTCCACAAATAGTTTATGATAATTTAAAGGGAGCATTGTGAGCATAAAACACCATTTTAAATTTAATGTAGGCGAAGCAAAACAGCTTGGAATAGCCCTTATAAGCTCTTACGGAATGTGGGCAGCAACAGGATTTCAAAAAACAATTACGGGCCTTATATACCCTGTAATGGGCTTTATAACAGGAGGTCTTGCCTCACATAACTCTACTGCATCCCCAAATGTCATGCCACAATCACATATTGAAACCCCATATGTGAATAATATTAACGATAAAAGTAATCAGGTTCCACCTGCAATCCCACCACTTTCAATCCCAACGGCGGGGGAAATAAAGGCCCCAGAAACACAACAACAATTTCAAAATGTTAGAATAATTCCTAAAAATGAAGGAAATAATATCAGTTAAATTATGCGTTATTTATAAAACTTGATATTATTTATTTACATATGGACATTCAAAAAACGTACTGGTCAAACAGCGAATCATCAATGGCCCTGGCTTTTCCAATTTCCAAGGTTAATAAGGAAAAAAGAACTGTATCAGGTTTTGCATCATTAGACAATGTTGATCGTCATGGCGATATAGTAACTGCAGAAGCAAACAAAAAAGCCTTTGAAAGATTTAGAGGAAATATCCGTGAAATGCACGGACCATCAGCAGTTGGCAAAATGGTTAAATTTAAAGAAGATAATTTTTTTGATCCAGAAACAAATAAAAAGTATAGCGGTATTTATGTTACTGCATATATTTCAAAGGGTGCACAAGATGCTTGGGAAAAAGTTCTTGATGGCACATACTCAGGTTTTTCAATTGGTGGAAACATCAATGATGCAAAAATGGAAAAGGCTGACGACAATTCTGGTAAAGATCGTCGGGTAATTCATGACTATGACCTTCATGAACTTTCATTGGTAGATTCACCAGCAAACCAACTTGCAAACTTTTTTTCTATTGAAAAAAATGTAGATGGAAGTACTTTTGTAAAAGGTATGGTTGCAGATGTTACATTAGAAAATGTATTTTGGTGCAAAAATGATGAAGTTGCATCAACATCAACTGCAACAACAAAAGATTGTGTTGTATGCGATACACAAATGGAAAATATTGGTTGGGTAGAACAATCTGATTCAGAAAAATTTGAAGCAATTGAAAAAGTAATTGATTCTTATTTTAAGAAAGATGATGCACCAACATCAGCACACGAAGCAACGGAGACAGCAGCTCCAGGTTTGGCAGGAAATGTAATTGATAGCAATGCTTCAATTAATCTTTATCCTGATCAAAATAAGGTAAAACAAAAAGTCACGTTTGAGAACGGACTTAAGAAGAGTGATGATATTTCGCTCAACCAAGGAGGTAACAAAATGGCAGAAGATACAATTACAGAAGTTGAATCAGTTGAAGCAGTAGCAACAATTGAAAAGTCAATTGATGTAGAGACTCCAGCCGAAGAAGTTTCAACTGTTGAGGCAACCGCAGAAGATACAACCATTGAAAAGGCTGTATCACTTTCTGAAGTTGAAGATGCACTTGATTTGACGAAGATGGTCTCTGACCTCAAGACCTTCTTTGGTGAGTCTATTGAAAAGAACTATGCTACACATGCAGCAACAGTTCAAGATATGTACAACATTGTTAACGAAACAAGAGCTGAAATGGCTCGTTTGTCAAAAGGATATGAGGATATTCAAAAGGCAAATGAAGAACTCGTTGCAAAGTATGAAACACTAAATAAGTCGGTAACTGACATGTTTGATAAAATTGAATATGTTGATCATCAGCTAAAAGGCTTTGAATCAGCTACCGCAGTACAGAAGTCCATTGGGGTGGAAGCTCCATTGGGTCAAACAAAACCAAAGCAAAGTATATGGCAAGGTGCTTTCCTCAGTGCTTCTAGCATATAATAATAAAAGAAAATAAGGTGGTGAAATATAAATGAGTAATGAACTTCTACAAAAAGTAATTGATACAACAAATCTTGGAACAACAGGGTCTGATCTTTCAGGCGATGGCGTTACCCGTTCTGGTACAGGTCTCCTATATCCAGATCAGGCTAATCGTTTCCTAGATTATATGTGGGATGCTACGATCCTAGCTAAGGCTGCTCGTACAATCCGCATGCGTTCAAACACAACCGAGATTGATCGTGTTGCAGTTGGACAACGTATCATGACAGTTGCACAAGAAGACAATCCACGTGACTACGTTGGAGCTTCTGGAACATACACAAATGCTAATTCTACAACGTTTACAGCACAAGGTGCACAATTCCACAAGGTCTCTCTTACAACTCGCAAACTCCGTCTTGACTGGGAGCTTTCAGCAGAATCTCTTGAAGATAATATTGAAGGTCCAGATCTAGAGGATCATATTGCACGTTTGATGGCTACCCAGGCTGGTAACGACATTGAGGATGTACTAATCAATGGTGTCGGTGCGGATGGCACTGGTTTGCTTTCAGCATTTAAAGGTTTCCGCCAACTAGCATACGACAACGCACACGTTGTTGATGCAGGTGGATTTGGACTTGACAAAGCAGTATTTAACGAAGCAATCAAGCGTTTGCCTCGTAAGTACAAGCAACGTCGTAATCAACTAAGATTCTTCTCAGGATCTAACTTGGTACAAGATTATCT